CGCACCGCCAGACCAATTACGCTCTCCGTCAGGACGCCAGCCCATGCCTTTTTCCTGCGATGGGTAGGGGGCGGTGGTCAGGCTTGGCGAGTCCGCCTTGATGATGGTGGTCAATCCCAAGTCATTGCCCTGCACGTCGTCAAAAATCCACGAAAACACGTTGCCGTTTAGGTCGCAAACCTTCTCGCCATTCGATAGCGTCAACCAGCGGCGCTCCTTCGCATCGGGTGATTGGAACGTACCAGGCTGTGCGCTCGAAACATTTCCTTTGCGCAGTCCACGGAATAGCTTGCCTTCGCCCACTTTCCCCTTAGTCCAGTTGCAATCCTGCTGGGCGGCATTAAGCCTGATCGCCAGTTCCTGTCTTTCAGTGACGAGCTGGCCGCCAATGTCTGCGCACGCAGCTTTGGCCTCTTCAAAGCTAATCCGCACCCACGGTGTGCCATCCTCGGTGATAACGGCCTTCCCATCGCCCCCCTTGCTGCAGGCGAATTGCCCGTACTGGAACGACGGAACCACGATTCCACTTGGCAGCATCATTTCTGGGACGGTGATAAATTTGTTTTCGGTTTGCATGACTATCCTTTCAGTTGTTCAATTGTTTGTTTCTCGTTGGGTATAAAGCTTTCGCAACAGTCGCCGAAGTAAAAATCAAATATTCCGTATGACTAGAAGTCGCTGGGTTGCTCCGTGAATCGCTTGCACGCTTCCTTGCTCGGGCATTCTTTGTTCAGACACAGGGTTATGGAGGTGGAGGATTCGATGCCCAAAGTTCGCGCGGAAGCTTACGAAGCTCGATAGGCTGCTTCGCGTTATCGCGTTCAAACTGGCGGCGCTGTGATCTGGATGCTGTAATGCTCACTTGTTCACCTCTGTATATTCAAACTCAATCCGAGTCACAACCGTTTCCGGCGTGCATGGCTTGTGGCTGGCGCAGAACATTTCAACGAACTGTGCTGGCGTGAGGTTTGGAAAACCCTCGAGGATGCACTCCGAACGGCCATACTCAAGATCGTCAGTCATGCGGCGTAATGGTTCGCGCATCGTGGTAGCAACGCGCACCGGATCGCGCAGCGGCTCAATCTTCTCGCCCGGCTTCAACCCCATACACTTGCGCACCGGCTGCACCAGTTCGCCATATTTCAGGTGTAACCAGCCAAGGCGGCGCGTCACTGTCTTGGTGCCGTTCTGCACCTGCTCGGTGGTCATGGCAAAGCTCATGTTTCGCATATTCACCCGGCCACCTTTCGATGGCAGGTCCTTGGTTATCGTGAGGCTGTGTAGGTGCCGGATGCCAACTTACTGCGCAGCTCATAGCCCATCAGCGGCCAGATCTTCGCTTCAGCGTTACGGCGCGCAATCTTGCGACCGATCTCGGCGTCGAAGTTCTCCGGGCTGGCACAGGCCGACTCACCGGTGACGGTGAAGCCGTTTTTCAGCACCAAAACGCAGAAGGTCAGCAGATCAAGCGATTCGGGAATATCTTCTTTCTCATCCACGTTCCCGACGCAGCCATGTGCTGCTGTGAAGTAATGCGCACTGGCGATGTTCGCCTCGATGTCTGCCGGTGTGATGCGCGGCGCTGTCAGTCCTTTGGCTTGAATCTCCTGCTCGATTGCTTGGTTCATGCTGTTTTCTCCTTTTGGTTGTACTGCTTGGTTATGCTGCAACTCTGTTGTTGAATTGAATGTCGCCTGCGAACTCGGCCAAAATCCATTCGAGCATCAGCTCTTCCGGCAGGCCAAAGTTCTCGGAAAGCACTTCAAGGATTTCCGCTCTGTTAGCGCGTGCGCGGTTTGCTGGATTGAATCCGCTGGTGGAGACTGGCGCGGCAGGTTCCGTCTGCGATACAACAGCAGGCCGCGCCCCGGCAAGCGTGCCGGCTTGGCTCTCAGGGGGTGTATTCAGTTTTTCCAGAGCAGCGGCCTCGATGGCATCACCGATCTGCTTTGTCGCGGCATTGTTTGCTTCGGCGAGTGCTGCGGCCTTCTCTGCTTCGCGCGCTGCCGCCTCTTCCGCCGCTTGTTTCGCGCGCTCGGCGGCAAGGATAGCTTCTGCCTCTGCTTGCGCCTTGGCGGTGGCTTTGCGCTCTTCCTCAAGCCTGATTGATTCGCGCTGGGCTTCAAGTTTTGCAGCTTCATCCGCCTTCTGCTTCTCGATCCGACTGGTGATGGTCAGAACGAAGTCCTCCATGGGCTTTGCCATGAGGGCTTGCAGGTCTGGGAATAGCGCGCTTTGACCGGCTGCATGCTCTTTGCACCATACCAGCTTGGCGCGAACATCTTTTGCTGTTTGGTCTGCCGCAAACTTCTCATCACGCAGCGCGGTATCAACCTTTTCCTGCATGGATTCCAGCGACTTCAACCCTTTAATAGCTTCGCCGAAGTTCCTGCCAATAATCCCGAGTCGGATTGGTTTGGTTTCAGCTTCCAGTAATTCAATGTGCGCCGCAAAGTCTGCGCTGGCTTTGGTAACGATTGCGGCCTTGCGTAGTTCTTTCTCGCTCTTCACCAGCTTGTCCAGCATCAACCTTTTGTCAGCCAACTGCTTTTTGATGTGATCCAAGGTGCGCACCACCTCATCAACAGTGGACATCTGCGCGAGGACGCTGGCCTTGGTGGCGTCCAGATTGGTTTCAGCTTCCTTGCAGAACTTCACGGTGGCTTCAGCGTCGGCGAAGTCTTGGTCGCAGACCAGCTCGGTCTTTATCGCCGCGATGAACGAGGTGGCCGCTTCTTTGAACTCGGCCAAGTTGGAGGCCGTCACCATGCCGGTCGCTTGGACGAACACGGAGGGCAGGGCTTGGATGGCTTCGGCCTTTGGCGCTTCTACTGTCTTGGTTGGAACGTATGCGGCCACATCCTTCTCGAACTGCTCCCAGCCTGCGACGATACGGGCGCGCAGTTCTTGATTCGGGTAATACCAGCAATGCAACTCTTCAATAAGTTCGTCGTTTTCATCAAAAGATGACCCCATGAAAAGGCAATACTCTGCGCCGGACACCATTAACTGATGCTCCATTTGTACCAAGTATTGAATGTCTAAATCTTCAGTAACTCCTTCAGCACAAAGCGCAGCACTAATTTCTTTATTCAATGTCTTGTGTTCAAAAATCGCAGACTGATCGAAAGTGATGCCGTCGAAGCTGGCCGAATACTTGCCTTCAACCCCAGTGATGGGCGACAACTCTTCTCCGATGATCGCTTCCGCTAGTGGCCGTGCCAGTGCCTCAAAGCGGTGGCCGTCATTGAAGCGGCGCTGGGTGGCGTCATCCACTTCCGGCACGATGCCGGTGGCTTTCTCGCGCACCAGATCGGTCCTTGTCTTGTATTTCGAGAGGCCCAACATTGCAGGCGCTTCCGATGCTGTAAAGTACCCTGCTCGCAGGTCTATCCATTCCTTGCTACCTTGGACAAGTCCGCTGATGATTCTCATGCTGCACCGCCTTTCTGTTCCCAAGAGTTGATTTCAACCAGCACCTCTTCCGGCAAGATGTACTTGGCGGCCAAGAAGTCGATCACGTTCTGCGCAGTGCCGTCACCGTTCTGCACCTTGGACTTGGTGCTGAACTTCTTGACCACTCCATCCTCGTCGATCACGTCCTTGGTGTGCTTGTCGAGCAGCACTTCCATGGTAAGGGTGGGGCGCTCTGGCTTCTGTTCAACTACCTTGGCGCTGCCGTTGATCGTGTTGCCGTCCTGTGTCACGTCAATGATGCGCTCCGCTTCGTCTTGGTCGTAGATGCCGCCGAAGCCGAACGCGAGACGCGCGGCCTGAATCATTGCCTTGTGGCGCAACATGCGCTTCGGGTGGCTCTGCCAAGGCTGCGTACCGCGCTTGCACTCACTTAGATATTCGGTTGCGCTGATTGAATGGGAGCGGTCTTTGCGGTAGATGATGCAGGTACAGCTTTCATCGTCCTGCTTGAATTCCATACCGTCAAATTGTTGGTGGTCGTTCATAATCCGCGACCAACCATCCACTCCAACCACCGGGACGATGCCGCCTTTATCTGGAAACGCAAATATTTCACGAGTAAAGGGATTTAGGCCGTACTGATTGGCAACTACCAGTAATGCCGTCATCTGCGCATCGCTTACTTGGGTTGAGCTTTTGAACGCTGTAGCCTTCAGGATTTCCGAAACATCTTTGCCGTCTCCCATGTCGAACTTTGCGGCCAGTTGCGTTGTCAGCGTTGATAGTGCTGTACTCATTTCTTTTCTCCTTGTGTTAATTCCCTTTGGTGGGCAGACCTAGACTTATCCCCAGGCCTTCACAGTATTCCCTTCGGAGCCACTGACCCGACAGCCTTACGAGTTGAACCTGCTATCTTCGACGGGTTCGTGCGCTGTTGCAAACTCTTATCCCCACAGTGCGCTTTCAGATTTAACCGCTGCCCTTTACCCTGACCAGTTAATCCGGCAACGATGGACGCAAAAAAGCCCGTGAAGACTGAACGCTGTTTGGTCGTCGAAGCAAGCGGAATTCTTGAGGAAGAGGTTTTTGCTTGAATCGGCACAGCGCCCAGACTTAACGGGCTTCGGCTAACTCTTCCTCGAATTACCGCAAAATCAGACCGACCAAAGTCCAAAGTTGCGGGAAGAACAGTAAAGCTATTTTCCATTTTGTGCAAGTCCTTTCTTGCGCCGCCTGATTTGCCCAATACTTCGCGCGGCAAAACACTTCTGTTCGTTTATCTGCTTGCGCGCCGCTTCCGCTTCGAGATGGATCTGCGCGAGGTGTAACTTGGCGTGCGCTTCGATGCGCTCTTCGCGCCGATACCGCTGCAATGTTGTTTCGCCTTCAAGTGTTGGCATCATTCTTCCATTCTCAAAAACCAAACTGTCACCACTACCCAGAACGCCGCGTAAACCGTGCAAGCAATCGCCAGTTCTGCGCTTGTCCATGTCATGTTGGCGAATTCAGTTATCGTTGCCACCGCGTCGATCTCCACGCCCACATTGCCGACTCAAATACATTCGACCCCCATGCCCTGTAATGCTTGTACCGGCGTAACCAGCGGCTCATAGCGGCCTCCCGTATTGCGTCCATCCCGGCACAAGGCGCGGCATAATCACCGTGCCCTCGCCCTTGAAGCAGACGATGCTGCCGTGCTGCTCTGCTTCTTCCATCACGGCCTTGACGCACTCGCCGCGCTGGCAGACGCGGAAATATTCCACAGCCATCGGCTTGTTGTTCAACTCGGCCATATCCTTATTGATCTCTTGGATCATTTCAGCTACTCGATTCAGGTTCATGTCTGCCTCCGTTTTGTTTGGGTGGCGCTGTTATAGCCAGCGCCGCGCATTCCTTGCCCCATGACGCCTGATTGGATCGGGCTGTAAGTTTCGCAAGGCTTCCGGTTACGTCGGCAGTCCACACGGATGACTTCTTTCGCACTGTCATCGGTCGCCACTCTTTTTCC